GCGTAAGTCGGGCAAGTCGGCGTTACTGTCGGGCTTGGCGTTGTATGAGTTGATTCTCGGTGCTGACGGTGGCGAGGTGTACACGGTCGCGACGACGCGTGAGCAGGCTCGGATCGTGTTCGGCACGACGCGTCGCATGGTTGAGATGGATCCCGAGCTCTCGGACATGACGAAGTTGTACCGGGACGCGATTGAGGTGCCGTCGACTAACTCGGTGATGCGGGTGATGGCTGCTGAGGCGCCGCAGTTGGAGGGTTTGAACCCGACGTACGTGATCGTTGATGAGGTTCACGCGCTGCCTGACCGGACGCTGTGGGACGTGTTCTCGCTGGCGATGGGTGCTCGGCCTGACCCGCAGATGATCGGTATCACTACTGCTGGCGTTAAGTATGACCGTTTCGGTAACGAGTCGTTGGCGTACGGAATGTTCAATTACGGAACGCGTGTCTCGGCTGGTGAGGTTACTGACAAGTCGTTTGGCATGGCGTGGTGGGCGCCGAAGAAGGAGAACGCGGATCACCGCGACCCGAAGGTGTGGTCGCAGGCGAACCCTGGTTTTGGTGACATTCAAGACCCTGAAGATTTTGAGTCTGCTGTGCAGCGGACACCGGAGGCTGAGTTTCGCACTAAGCGGCTGAACCTGTGGGTGGACGCGCAGTCAGCGTGGCTCCCTGATGATGCGTGGAGCGCGTGCCAAGTTGAGAAAGAGGTTGCACCGCACTCACGCGTCGTTCTCGCCCTGGATGGTTCGTTCAACGGTGACTCTACTGCCCTCGTGGGTGTTGATTTATCAGACGTCGTTGATGTGGGAGGAGATCTTGAGGGCTTACCTCATGTCTTTGTAGCGGGGCTGTGGGAGCGTCCGCCTAACGCGGATGAGCATTGGTCGGTTGACATTCTTGATGTTGAAGAGCGCATCCGTGAGTGCTGCAAGTTGTGGGACGTGAAGGAGATCGCGTGTGACCCGTATCGGTGGTCGCGCACGATGGAGGTGCTGCTTGAGGAGCGGCTGCCGGTGACTGCCTTCCCTCAGACGCCGACGCGGATGAGCCCGGCGACGACTCGGTTTTACGAGGCCGTGGTGAATAAGGATTTGACGCATGATGGTGATGTTCGGCTGGCCCGTCACATCGCTGGTGCGGTTCTGAAGAACGACAATCGCGGTGCGCGCATCGTGAAGGAGTCGAGGGGCACTTCGCGGAAGATTGACGCGGCTGTGTGCGGGATTATGGCGCTGGATCGTGCAGCGTTCTGGGCTGGCGAGTTGAGGAAGCCGGCGAAGAAAGTTTACGCATTTTAACGAGCGCCAGGAGCGCACGAAGCGCAGGAGGCGCAGTGACTGACAAGATTGGCAAGCAGTTCAGCGATCAGATCGCTCAGAACCGCTGGTATCAACTGGAAGAGTGGGATCGCTACATGCGTGGCGACTTCGGCTCGGCGTCTTTGCCGTCGACCAATCATTCTGCGGTTGCTCGTGAGTACAACGACTTACTGAATCGCGCGGATCTGCCGATCTGCTCGCTGGTGGTGAACGCTGTTACTGAGCGTTTGCAGGTTACGGGTTTTCGTGACCCTGAGTCGGATGCTGCTGACGAGATGCTGTGGGAGTGGTTTCAGTCTTCCAAGATGGATGGCCGTCAGCAGTTGCTGTACAACGACGCGTTGACGTTTGGTGAGTCTTACATGAGCGTCACTCCTGGTGGCGACATGCCTGTGTTCCGTGCTGAGAGCCCGTTGAACATGGTTGTGCAACTTGACCCGGTTGATCCGATGCGCGTTATGACTGCGGCGAAACAGGTGAAGGATTATGGCTGGCTGTATGACGATGTCTTCATCTACTCATTGTTCTATGACCGCACTCAGCCTACGGGCTGGAAGGTTATTGACCGGATTGAGCACAACGCGGGTCAGTGTCCGATTGTGCGGTTTGCGAACAGGGTCGACTCGCGTGGTCGGACAATGTCGGAGATCAGCCTCGTAGCGTCGATTCAGCGGCGTATCCAGCAGACGGTGTTTGACCGTTTGATGGTGCAGCGTTCGGCGGCGTGGCGGCAGCGTTGGGTGTCGGGTATCTCGGTGGATGTTGATGAGAACGGTAACGCTGTCCCTCCGTTCAACATTGGTGTGGATCAACTGGTGATCAGTGAGGATCCTGACACGAAGTTTGGTGATTGGGCGGCGTCGTCGTTCGGTGACCACATGAACGCGGTTGACATGGATATTCGGCAGGCGGCTGCTGTTACTCAGACTCCGCCGCACTTGCTGGCGCCGCACACGATCTCGAACATCTCGGCTGAGGCGCTGGTGGCGCTTGAGGCTGGCTTGTCCGCGAAGGTCGCTGATCGTCAGTTGACGTTTGGTGAGACGTGGGAAGAGGCGCTGCAAATGGGTGGCCGCATTGTTGGTGTTGACGTGCGGGACGAGATTGAGACGGTGTGGGCTGACTTGGAGCGTCGCTCTGACGCGCAGAAGGTTGACTCGGCGTTGAAGTTGCGGTCGATGGGCTTGCCGATGCCGTTCTTGCTTGAGCGGATTGGTTTGACGCCGCAGGCGACTTCGCGGGTGATGGACGCGTTGGAGAGTGAGCAGGCGCAGCAGGCGGCTGTGTCGGCGGCGTCGTTTGGTTTGGCGTCTGGGCAGTCTCCGTTAGATGAGGACGATGCCTAGTGGTGAGGCGCTCGTAGCGGATGCTCGTTCTCGTTACGGGCGTGAGTTGGCGCGCATTAACCGTGAGGGCGTGTTCGCGTTCACGGAGTTGATGAAGGGCGTTGACCCTGGAGCTCTATCGGATGAGTCTTGGGAGTTGCAGAGCCGTTACTTGATCGCGTTGCTTTACATCCAGCAGGGCGCGGGTCGGCAGGCTTCGCTTGACTACTTGACTTCGGTGGGTGTCGCGTCTGGCTTCTCGCCGGGGCGTGCTCGCCCGTCGTTGGCTGCGGAGGATCGTCGCGGGAGCCTGCCTTCGGGCTTGGCGGCTGCGGCGTTGTTTACGACTGTTCCTATGGCTGTCCGGCACCGAGTCAGTATGGGTTTCTCGGAGCAGGAAGCCTGGAATAAGTCGTATGGCTTGATGGGTCGCGCGGTGAGTGAGGCTGCGTGGTTTGAGGCGCGGGAGACGATGACTGACTCGTTGAAGAGTGAGGGTATCGACTGGAAGTCGCTGGATGATGACTTTGATAACGCTCGCATGGAGAACCGTGAGCGTGAGTATTTGAAGGATCACCGGCGGATGATGCGTGACAAGAGTGCACAGCAGAAGAACCGGATGGGTTGGGGTAGCAGTAACGGTGACCCGTTGATCACGCGTTACGCGCGCGTGCCTTCTCCTGGTGCTTGCTCGTTTTGCTTGATGCTGGCGACTAAGGGCGCTGTGTATTACAAGGACTCGTTCTCTGGTGGTAACAGCAGCAGTAGTCGGTTTAACGGTTTGGGTGGCGCGCGTGTTCACCGGAACTGTAAGTGTCGGTTACTGGCTGAGGCGTTCCCCGGCGCGTATGAGGGGAAGGTGTTTGGTTCTGCGGCGGATTTCGCTAAGGCGGAGTGGACTGATCATCGTTACGAACGCACGTACGAGTTGAAGAACTTACTGAATGGACGAATTGTCGTCCCAGACTTGGCGCCTGCTGATGTCATTTTGGCGGCGTAATAAGACTTCCCGGCAGTCGAGCCGGGGGAGCGAGCAGGTCTCGCTGACTGAACCCCAGGAGGGTGTACAGATGGAAACTGCACAAGCAGACGCACCAGTTGAGGCGAAGCAGGATGCCCCGGCTGACGCAACTAGTGAAGCGGTCACAACTCAGACTGATGATGAGGCTAAGACCTTCGACGCGGAGTACGTAAAGTCTCTGCGCCAAGAGGCTGCGAAGTATCGGACGCAGGCGAAGGATCTTGCTGAGAAGGCTAAGGCGTACGACGAGTACAAAGAGTCGCAGAAGTCTGAGCAGGAGAAACTTGCGGATCAGTTGAAGCAGGCTGAAGAAATGAAGTCTGCTGCTGAGCGTGAACTTCTCCGCATGAAGGTGGCATCGTCGAAGAATCTGCCCAACAGTCTTGTTGAGCGTCTTCGTGGTGACACCGTCGAAGAGTTGGAGGCTGACGCCGACAGTTTGCTCTCGGAGTTGAAAGAGCAGTTTGTTGAGCGGTCGACCCCGGCTCCTAATCAGACCGGAGCAGGGATTGTTGGCGACTCACCGGATCCCGGTGTCGATGACTTCCTTGAGATTCTCCGCAAGCGTGGCTGATTCCAGTTCCAACTGACAGCCCTACCTTAAGGAAAATGTAAATGGCGAATACGCTGATTACCCCTACCAACGTTGCTCGCGCTTCGTTGGCTACTTACCAGTTCAATGCGGTTCTGCCGCGCCTGGTGAACCGTAACTACGTCACCGAGTTCGGTGGCGGCACTGGTGACACTGTCACCATCCGTAAGCAAGCCAAGTTGACCACGAACAAGTTTGATCGCACCACCGGCATCATCATTCAGGACGTTACTGAGGGTTCGGTTCAGTTGCAGGTCGGCGACATCTACGACGCTTCTGTCGTGGTTACTCAAGAGCAGTGGGATCTGGATCTCGAGAACTTCTCGTACCAGATCGCTGAGCCGATGGGTAAGGCAATGGTTCGTACCTCTGAAGAGGTCATTTACGCGGCCATGAAGACCAACGCTCTCGAGACGCTGACGGCGACTGACGCTCTTGAGTCGGCTGTTGAACTCCGCGCGATCCTCACTGAAGAAGAGGTTCCGCTGGACAACCGTGTCATGGTTGTTGGCTCCGCTGTCGCGGCGAAGTTGATCACTGATGATCACTTGCTGCGCGCTAACGAGTCTGGCACCACTGAGACTCTGCGTAACGCGCAGATCGGTCGTCTGTTCGGGATGCCCGTCTACGAGTCGGTGGTTGTTGACGCTGACGAGATGTGGGCGATGCACCGCGACGCTGTGACGTTCGTGTCGATCACCCCGCAGGTGCCGCGTGGCGCCGCTAACGCTGCGGTCGAGGTTTACGACCAGCAGGCGTTCCGCGTGGTGTTTGACTACGACGTGAACAAGAAGCAGGACACCGTTTCTGGTGATGCTTACTTGACGTCGAAGACGATCCGCCCTGAGGCGATCGCCGGCGCGACCATCGCGTAACTAGCAGTTTGTTTGTGGGAGGGCTGGGCGACCCCTGGCCCTCCCGCTAACACTTGAGGAGAATTGTGACACTACAGGAGTTAGCCGACAAGATTGAGGCTTTGACCGGGCAGCCGGTTGACCTTGAATGGCTGGAGCAGGCGCTCGCCATCATTGTCGCGTACGTGAAGGTTCTTGCGCCGTGCAAGAAGGACGAGTGGGTCACGATTGATGACATGCCGGATGACATTGTCGCGGTGATTGTTGCGGCGTTGGCTCGCTGGCTGGTGAATCCTCGTAACCTGCGGCAGGAAACGATCGGTGAGTACAGTTACACCGTTGGGTCGGGCAGCGACGGCGAGTTGTTCTCCGACATGGAGAAGCGGATTATCACCGGCATCGCTGGCTGTGGTGGCTCGTTTAAGTCTGTTCGTATGGGTGTGACGCCTCCGCCTGTTCGCATGACTGAGCCTGACCGTGACTACTTTGACACGCTGAATTATGACCCTGAGATGGGTGGCATTGTTACTGGCGGTCCTTTTGACTCGGAGGACTGATGCTTCCGAATCATTTGCTGACTGCGACTGTGACGCTTGTGTTCGAGCAGGCGGAGAACAGTTACAACTCTTCTGCGGCTGCGAAGCCGAGTGTGGATGTACGCGCCTATTACCGTGCGCGCCGTAGTAACACGTTGGTGCAGGGCGGGGAGCTCCTGACGGCTGATTACTCGATCATGCTGAATTGGGACGTTGACATTGAGGGCTTGACTGGCGTGATCATTAATGGTGATCAGTTTCTGCTGGATGGTCCGCCGATGCCGCATTGGAATCCGATGACTGGCTCGGTTGAGTATGTGCGGATTGACTTGCGGACGGCGTCGGTATGAGTGAGTGGCGGCGGTTGAGTAAGAACTATGAGGCGTTGACGGTTAAGGCGTTGGCTGACGCGATCTATGAGGGGCAGGGCAGCGAGATTAAGGCTGCTGAGCAGGCTAAGGCTGACACGTTCATTTCTAGTGCGCGTGCTGCGTACGCGAACGCGGCGGTTGATGATGGCACGCAGAAGATGGCGGCTCGGGCGTCGGACAGTTTGCGTCGCGTGGACGGCGGTAAGGACTTCCTGCGTAAGAAGAAGTACAAGGGCTCGAAGATGCCGGTTCAGTTGATTTCGACTGCTGGTGCTTACTGGTCAACACACACGCTTGAGTTTGGTAAGGGTCGTATCCCGGCGTTCGCTGTCTTGCGTCGTACGACGCACGCGATGGGCGGGAAGATCGGTTGGGGAGGTAGGAAGACATGAGTTTTGACCCTGTGCCGGTGATCATGGATGCGCTGAAGGCGCAGTTCCCCGGCGTTAAAG